CTAACTGTACTAAATCCGCGATAGCGTTGTACTTTAAAATCTGGTATGTTGTTGTTTTGTGCAACAACTGTTTTTGTGTATAAATTAGCCATGATTAATTGCTTCCTTTTAAGAAGGTGTCTTGTGTAAGACTGTAAACTTTCCACGCATCTGCAGGGTCAAGCATTGTTTCTGAAAGATCGTCTGGGTCAAGTTCGTAGCCAACATTTCCATCACCTCCTGGGCCTGCATCCTCCGTGTCATCATCTTCATACCTATTGTCTAGGTCTCTGTCAGTTTCTTCTGACTTCACTTTTAACGGGTCTAAGTTTTCATGATATGGATAAGGCTCAGCAGTTGGTACACGGCGCATGATACTTGGAGGTATAATATCCTCTACAAACTCTCCCGATTCGTCTGATAACTTATGTAATTTTAAACGAGAGGGCAATGCTGCTTTGCTTGCTGGGGATGCTTCGGTTGCTTCGGGGCCGTTCATATGGATTGCCGGCGCAGTTTCTACTATGTTACCGCCAGCTTTAGTTTCGTTTGACCCTCCTGATGTTTGAAAATTATGACCACCAATATTGAGGTCAAAATCGCCGCCTATTTTGTGTAAATGCGATGTGTCATACCATTTATCTACTTGTAGTTTTACACGATGTTTGTAATTTTTTTCGTAAGTTTTGTTTACATCTTTTTTAATCTGTATTTTTTGATTGCCGTCAACAACTAAAATATGATCTTCAATCACATGAGTATGTTTTTCACCGCGGACTTTTGTGTTAAAATTTCTGCCACATTCCATGTTGATATCTCGGTCAGCATAAAAATTTAAATCAGTTTGTGTACGAACACTGATGCTGTCTTGTGCAAAAATATCTATCTTACCATCACTGGTTAGTTCAATCCACGTTGTGCCACGAGAATTTCCTATATAAATTAGATCTTCTGTGTTATGCATCAGTATCTGATGGCCTGTGCGTGTGCGCAATCTAATTAATTCATTAGCTGGTAGTTCAACATCGCCGTCTGTTTCTTCAGCGTCAATGCTGGCATAATCAGGTGGGCCCATTGATGCTGTTTTTTTACGCAGCCAGTTGGCATCGCCGTCGTCCATGACAAAGGAGCTGCCGCCCAATCTATTAACATATGTGTCAGCCAACCATTCAGCTTTGCCAGTTTTAAATTTCTTTGCGCCGGATTTTTTATCCAAAGGACCAGGTGTACTGATACCAAACACATTGCTGGGACTTTCCCTTCTAGAACTGCTGGTTGTGATTCCACGAACATCATCAAACAACAATCCCTGATGTTCTAAAACTTTTGTAAACGGGTGTTGTGGTTTTAAATTCTTTTCCGGATCGCCTGGTGTGTTATTATCTTCTAATTTTTTATTGTATTCTGCTGTGGGAACTCGGCCAAGCACACCATTATTATCTGATTCAACATCTTCTACAACTTTTTGCGTGGCAGCATTACCGGGTATCATGAAATTCATATTTTCATCTGGTACACAACCCATCCAATAACCTCGCCTTGGATCGCCGTCAATAAAAATCACAACCACAGTTACTCCTAAGTCAGGTGGTACCATCCACATGCCATACGATTTTTGTGTGTCTGCATAATCATCATTTTTACCAGTGTACTTTTCACTGGTAACACCGTAAAACGGAGTCATGTATTTTACTTGATGAAGTTGCGTTTCGCTGCTGGTGCCGCCAACTGGTTTTAAGATTTCAACTTCTAATATGCCCATGTAAGTTGGATCAAAGTTACTAACGACTCTTGCCAAGAAAGGGCCTGGCTTGGGGTCTGTGGGTTGCGTACTATATTCTTCAAATGCATTATCATTAGTTGACATTGTTATCCTTCGTAATTTCCTATGTTATTTGCGTGTATCTCTTCTATTTTAAGAGTCGGGAGCTGCCGTGGCTGTGACATTGCCATCAGAATCAGTTATTAGAGTAGATCCGTCATCCATTGTTTGTATTGAAGAGCCATCATCAAATGTTTGCGTAGGGCTATATGATGGCGTGGCTTGTGATACTGTGTTTTCGCCTTTGGTCACATTTAAAGTATTCTTAGCACTACCGTCTCCCGATTGTTCTTGTCCGGGTAGTCGAGGTCCGGTTAGTCTTTGTGTGAAGCTGCCGCCGTCAAAATTACTGACGCATTTAATAACTTGATACAACCCACTCCATTGTAACAATGGTACTGAATTTCCAGCACTTTTTCCAAAGTCATATAATCCAGTACTTTGATTAATATCAACTGGGCTTCTAAAATTCACCGTGATATGAACTTCGCCGTTTTGATAGTTAACTGTGCCATCAGAATTTAAATTTTGATATTGCGATGGCATTGCTGTGTAATTTCCCATACCACTCTGTGCGATCCAATATGGATCGCCAATAATTTTCATATCCAATGCAATCATACTGGCAGCACTGGTAATTGCATTATGGAATTGTTGTGCTGCCAGTGTTGATTCAGTGCCAATGCCGCCGCCGCCTGAGTTTTGTCCGAATGATGTGGCTGAAAAATTCACTTTTTGAGGTTGAACACCTAATTTTTTCTCAGGTGATTTGCCGTCATCGATTGTATCTACATTGTTTTTGGCTGTTTCTTCTGCTCCGCTGGCTGCTGCTTGACGTTGACTATCTATGGTTTGCTTGAGGCTGGTAGCTCCCATTAAGCCAGCGAAACCTGTTTTAACTTCAATATTGAATTGCATTATATCAACGTTTTTTCCTGTGTAGATATAATTGTATTCTTTAATTACTTCTTTTTTAAGGTTTGTAAAGCCTGGTGCTTTGGTGCCAACAGCAGTCTGTTTACTGGTGTGTACTCCGTAAGGTACTATCCGGTAAACAATCACACGAGGAATATCTCCTGTTTTTTTCAAGTTGGCTTTGTCAGTTATGTTGAAAACCTGTGTGTCAATACGCCACCATTTGCGTTGGCCTTTGTCATCCACGCTTTGTTCTTCCAACGAAGCTGTTGCATAGTCACTGTTTAACAACACTGTGTCAATTGCCGCGGTGATATCAGTATCCTGAGCAAATCTCAAATCACTTGTTTGTGGATCAACTGTGTTGTTGCCACGTATTACATTGCCTTTCACAACGACTTTATTATCTTTGCCAACTGGTGCGTCTCCCTTTCTGGTCTCGCTAAATCCCATCTTGGCTTTGCCTATGGCATTCACATTGGCAGAATCCTGTACCAAGGTGGTGTTTGCAGGAATAGTACTTTTGCTCAGGCCTAATTTTTTTGCAACATCTTCAACGGACGTCACATCAGTTTGTGTTGTGGCACTGGATTTCTCCTCAGTACTTCCACTATTGCCGCCTGCTCCTTTGGAGCTCACATCAGTAGGAAACAAAATTACAATTTGATCAGGAGTACTAACTTCGCCGTTGGTCTTGAGTTGTTGCAATCGTTTGTTCATGACCACTTGCAAACTTTTTTCTCCAGTTTGTAATACTTCTTGAACTGTGGTGCCTTTTATACTGGCATCGTTTTTAATACCCGAGTTATGTGCGCTGAGAGCTGCACTGCTCCACGGAAATCCTTCACATTGATAAACAGCGCCAGCTTCTGTCACAGTCATGGACACGTCTTTGAATTTAAAAGGTATTCGTCTAGCTGTGTTTGGTATATTTGCCATCACACCGTTTTCTTTTGCGCCTCGAAACTCTATAGTGAGTAAGTACGGGGCTTGTAAATAATTGTCGTGGCCAGCATTCCAAGCCGCTTGTTGCAAACTCATCATGAAAGTTCCCATGCTGTATGGCTCAGTCACATTAAAAGTCATCTTGTGCATGTTTGTGTTGGCTCCTTTTTGCAAGCCGATTGTGCTGTCAATTTCTAATTTGTCTAAAAAATAATCAAAAGATCCATATGCTATTTTCACTCGGTTCTTTGGATCTGAATTTGCGTCCTTGGCAATAATTTGATAAGGTATTGCGCCTGACATGTAGCCAGTGTCCGGGGAATTTAATTGATCATTAGTTAAGCAAGCAAGTCCCAAGACGTAATCGTAGCTGGCGTATTCAAATAATGGATTTTTTAAAGGCAATGCCTGTTCTGGTAGCGGGGTAAATGCAGTACCAAATGCACTGAGCAATCCGTTAACAGCTCCGCCGATGCCAGTTATTGCTCCGCCGATGCCTGATAATACACCATTGATGCCAGATATTGCTCCGCCGATGCCGGTGATTCCGCTGACGCCAGCTGATAATGAACTTGCTGCTCCAGTAACCATCGAGGTGACTCCCGACATACTTTTTGATAAACCAGTGGTTGCTGAATCGATTGTTCTTGATAAATTATCAAGGCTGGGAAATGACATGTTATAATCCCAATGCAGTTTTGAGACCGCTGTTTTTACAAATATAAATTTTTGTTCCTGGAACAAAATCAAGAATTGGATCTTGTATCACATCAAGATTGCGTTGAATAAACACCCACCACAACTCTGCGGTACCATACAAGTCATATGCCAACAAGTCTGGGCGATATGCATACTGTGGTTCTATGGTGTAATAAAAATCATCCACCGCAGCACTGACTGGTCTAATAGTCAACACATCGAGATAGTTATTTTTAACTGTAGTGGCATGCCACGGACTGGTGTTGGAGTAGGTAGTTGCCATAATTAAATGTATCCAAATGATTTGTTCAAGTAGCCGCCGCCCACAAATCTATCAAGACTAAAGTTCTTGGCACTTTCTCTACTGTAGATTGGTTGTAGATTAACAGTGAATGAGCTTTTGGTTG